AGGGTCACAGTGTAGTGGCCAGCGCGGGACTTTGTGATGTTGATTTTGATTAGGCCGTTCATAGGTCGTATTGGTTGATGGGTTCAAGGGTCGAGTGCTCAGTATCGTATACGTTAATCCAGCCATCGTATACGCGGTTGTGCATCTCACAGCGCAATTGGTCGATCGTTTGTAAAATGTACATTTGAGTGCTGTTTGATGGCACCACGGCGTCAAAACGCTCGTAGTGCTTGTCAGCGTCAAATACTGCTATTCTGATCATGTTGTGCTCCGTTGTAGTTGCTGATACTACTATGGTCAATTGGCAGGGGGGTCAGGCCAGCGCGTCGTTCACTGTTTTGCCGATGGTGGCGCGGCAGATGATGTCACCCCAGTCCTGGCCCGGTGCCTCGTCCAGGGCAAGCATAAGGGCCTCATGGTCTACAGTGCTCGCGCGGGTAGCCCAGTCAATCTGCTGGAACACCAACATAGCGCGGACACAGACGTGCCAGTGGGTGGCCGTGGGTCTGTTGTTGTACACACGCTGTGCGCGCACTAGGCTATCCAGCGCCCAGTCGCGGACGGCCTGCATGTCTTCGATGATGTCTTCGGTGGTTGTGTTCATGGTGTGCTCCGTTGTGGTTGGTCAGAGGGATTCGTTCTCGTAGATTCTCAGGATGGCCCCATTGGCCCGCATGATCTTAACGTGGTCGGGAATGTCATCGTCCTGCATGTACAGCCACTGGGCAACATGGCCCAGTTTGATGGCCCTGAGAACGTCGGGGGCCAGGATGCCCTTGTACTTGCTGGCCGCCTCTTCGGCTTCTTTTGCGAGTGTTGATACGTTCATAATGTACTCCGTTGTGGTTGGTGATACTACTATGGTCAATTGGCAGGGGGGTTACTTGCGACGGATGTCCCTGGCCTCGTCGGCCAAGTAGTCCAGGTCGAGGCGCTCATCCTTGTCCAGCAACCAGTAGATATCCTTGCCGGCGCTGTTGGTCACACCGACCACCTTGGCCGTCTTGACCTCGTACTCGACCTCGACGGGGCCAAAACGATCCACCAGGGCGCGAACGTAATCGGTGGCTTCTGGCGCGTCTCCCTCGTATTCAGGACTGCGCGGGTTGCTGTTGTGGTTGCTGTTGCTGTATTCGCCGATGAGGTAGGTCATGCTGTGCTCCTGATTGTGTTGCTGATAATACTCTGGTCAATTGGCAGGGGGGTCAGGCCTTGAACACCGCGCGCCACGTGATGCCCTCACCAGGGCGCTGGGTGGCCATGGCCACGTACTCGTCCCAGGTCAGGTCATACCCTGGTTGCCATGCCTTGGTCAGACCCAGCGGGCCCGCGGTGTAAAACAGTATCGTGATCGTTTTCATTCTGTGCACCCCTCGCAGTTACATTGAATAACCTCGTTTTTCACGGCCTCGCGCAATTCGCGCATGGTGTCATACCCGCGGACGTGGACCATGTCGTCGTCGAACCGGAACCCGCGGGGCAGGTTGAGAATGTACGACCCTGGTTCGTCGGTGTCAACGTCACGCGCCACGTTCAGTTTGTATTTCATGGTCGACATCTCAAAAATTGTAGTCGTAGAATTTGACCGGCTTGTCACTCAGGCCGAACCGGCGACCATGCCTGTCACGCCACCCCTGAACACCCAGGCGGATGCGCACGACGGGGTTATCCGGGTTGCTGGTGATCAACCAGCGCTGGTCGCGCTGGTTGACACAGTGGCCAGCGAACCCACCGGCCTCCCAGGTCAACTCGACCGATTCGTCACGTTGGGCGTCCATTTCGCGGACCTCGATGGTCTTATCGCTGATCACGCGGACGACCTCGAACGGGTTCACGTCACTGTATGCGTAGTGGTTTGCGTATGCTTGCATGGTGTGCTCCTGGTTGGTTGCTGATAATACTCTGGTCAATTGGCCTGGGGGTTTCCACGATCGTGCGGATTTACTGCATGGTCGTGGGGTTTGCTGACGTTATCCTTACGCTTGTGCGGAACGTTGGGTGGTGAAACGCGAGGCCTTGTTGCCGTGGACGATGATCACGGGGCTGGCGCCAGTCGACTTGGTCGTGCCGTTACATGCACCGCAGGTCGTGCACAGTTTGCGCATGCCACCCTCAGCGCTGGCCGGGCACACGAATTCACCATGGCCCACAACCTCGTCCGCGGTGCGGATGCGAAAGTAACGCATGCCCTGGGCCCGGGCCTCGGTGGCCTCGAGTGCATTGTCAACCGATGCCATGCACAGACGCACGATGCGTGCCCGGTGGTCGGCCGACAGGGCCGGGTTGCGCCACTGGTGGGTATACCCGGTGCGGCCAGCGGCCAGGGCCGTCAGGTTCTCCCACACCTCGGCCGGCACCGCGGCCGGGTCGCCGTACGTGCCCAGGCGCACCATGCGGCCCGCTACCTGGGCGCCGACCTCGGTGGCCGATGCGGTGGGGTACTTGCCTGCCACCCAGGTCTTGTATACCACTGTCGGGCCCTGGGCCACGACCACATAGCACGCGCCACCATTGGACGGGCGGTGCTTGCAGTCGCCACAGATGGCCACGTCGGCACCAGTCTGAACGGCCTGGACGGGCCGCATATCCTGGCGCAGGATATAGGTCTGCACCATGTTGCCAGTCTTACGATTGCTGGAACCCAGCAGGGCGATGGCCACGATGGGCGTGCCGTCAATCATGCTGGGGCCTTGGTAGATTGTGTATCCGGTGGGCATTCTGTTCTCCTGGTTGGTTGCTGATACTTATATGGTCAATTGGCAGGGGGGTTGTGCGTTACCTGGTGCGGTGGATAACATGTGGATAACTCTTGCCGTTTGCCCTGGTCAAATTGCGAGGGTATCGCGCCCTCCCTTCACCGGCCCCTCGCGTGCACGTCAAACTGGCATGGTGCTTGCTTGGCCGCGCTGGCCGCGGCGCCACGTTGGCATGGTGCTTGCTAATAGCACGATGCGTGCCAGCGCACGTTGGCATGGTGCTTGCTAATAGCAGGATGCGTGCCAGTCTGGCTTGGCATGCTTCTTGCTAGCTCGCAGGATTCGTGCCAGGGCCGCCGTGCCTTACTGACTGACCGGTCAGTCAGTAACAGTTGGCATGCTTCTTGCTTTGTTGTTTTTACGCCACACTGTTGTTTTGGCGCCACAGTGTTGCGGCGGCGCAACACTGTTGTTTTTTCGCAACAAGGCACCCCACCACCCCGTTTAGGGTCCCATCGCAGCCGGCGGGGCGGGGGGCCCCACAGACAGCAAGTTCATATAAATCCCCCGGCGTTATATATTTTTTGCATATCGCAACAAAAAAGTAATACTTTTTATGTACAAATCGGCCGCAGAGCAAGGCGACACGTGCTAAGTGGTTGATTTATAAGGGAAAAGTGCTGTTTGTGAGTAGGATGTGTTGAGTGTGCGGGTATATCTAGTTTTTTTTTTTTTTTTTTTTTTTTTTTTTTAAAAAAATAAAATAAAGTAAACATACCCTGCCAACCCTGCACATCCGCTCGGCACTATAGTGCATGTTGTAATAAACCCCTGGATATAGGGCGCGATTGATTGCTGATATGGGTAGTTCTATTCAGACATGGGATTCGACGCTCGGACCCCGGTCCCTACGGTTTTCGGATGGAAACCAGCGGCGCTGATCGAGCCGGGGGACACGGTGTTTTCATACGATGGGCAACCAACGAAAGTAGTCTCGGTACAGGAGTACACGCCGGCGGCGTGTTACAAGCTCTGGATGCCGGACAACCTGACGCTGGTTGTGGATGGTCGCACCGGTCTGCCAGCCATCACCCACTTGCAGATGGAGATATTGCGCAAGTGGGGCCGCAAAGAGAAGCGGCACAAAGAGATGTTGATAGAACCCAGGGGCCCGCAGGCCCTGATGGAAGACAAGCGGAACAAGCGGCTGATCAACTGTTGGCCGTTGCAGATGCCTGAGAGGGAGCTGCCGGTGGATCCGTTTGTGATTGGCCAGTGGATCTTTGACCGGAGCAAGCGCCGGCGAGACAGGCGGTACGACATTACGCGCCAGTTGATTGAGAAGTACCCAGTCATCCCCCAATACATCCCCGAGGAATATTTTTTTGCGTCGTTTACCCAGCGCCTTAACCTGGTGCGGGGGATCTTTGCGGACATGGGTTCGTTCAACCCCAAGCTGTCGACGTTCATGTACACCTGCCGCAACTACAAGATGCTGAGGCAGGTGCAGAACATCATTGAGTCGCTGGGGATTGCGACCAAGATGACGCAGCATGGTAATGAGCAGCGGTATCACCTGACGTTTAAGACGTTCTTGAAGCTGCGGGACGACCAGACGAGCAACGGCCGGGAGTTCTACTTTGAGTTCCGGATGGTCAAGAGGATCGAGGAGGTGGCTCCTCGGAAGTGTTTTTACATCAAAACGGAGAACCCGGACAACACGGTGGTTGTCAGTGAGGGTTATTTGCCGATATGCCTATGAACGCGCAACAGACAAAACTCCTGAAGGAGTTTGCAGAGAAGAACAAGGGCTGGCCCAAGGAGCAACTGGACCTGGCACTATGGCGGGTTAAGTGGGCCTTAACGGCTCTGCCCCACCAGAAGGAGCCGGACGACGGGGACTACGATACATTTTTGCTACTTGCCGGGCGCGGATCGGGTAAGACGCACACGGCGAGCAACTGGATCGGTGAGAGGGCGGCGATTTATGACGGAACACGGTGGTTGGTGACGGCGCCAACGTCAAACGACATCCGGGCGACGTGTTTTGAGGGCGACTCGGGGCTCTTAAACATCATTCCTTCCTCGCTGATCAAGGACTACAACAAGTCGCTGTTCGAGTTGACGCTAAAAAATGGGTCAATGATCCGCGGAATACCAGCGTCTGAGCCAGAACGTTTCCGTGGAACGCAGTGGCATGGTTGTTGGATGGACGAATTGTGCGCGTTTGAGTACATTGACGACGCGTACGACCAGATACAGTTCACGTTGCGTCTACGGGACCCCAGGATCAAGCGGGTTCAGACGATTATTACGACGACACCGAAGCCGTTGGAGCTGATCACGGACCTAAACGAGGGGAAAGTGGGCGGCGACGTGTACGTTTCGCGCGCCAGTTCATACGATAACAGGGAAAACCTCTCGCCGACGTTCTTCAAACAGCTGGAAACGTACGAGGGGACCGACTTGGGGCGGCAGGAGATCTATGGAGAGATTCTGGACCCTGAAAATGCGGGTATTGTCAAGCGGAAATGGTTCAAGCTGTGGGGTGCAGAGAAGGAAACGCCTAAGCTCGAGTACGTTTTGGCGTCTTACGACCCGGCGACGAGCGAAAAAACGCACAATGACCCGACGGCGTGCGTCGTTTTGGGTCTTTTTGAGAAAATGGACGGCGGGATGTGCGCACTTCTCATGGATTCTTGGGATCATCATCTGTCGTACCCAGAATTGCGTCGAAAAGTGACTGACGACTACAAGGAAGTGGTGTATGGAGCCGATAACACGTTCGCAAAGGGCAAGAAAACGGACCTGATCCTCATGGAGGACAAGTCGGCGGGTATTTCGTTGCTCCAGGAGCTGCAGCAGGCCGGTTTACCGGTAATGAGCTACAACCCAGGCAGGGCAGATAAGGTGCAGCGGATGAATATTGTGGCGCCGCTCATTGCAAAGGGTCGCGTTTATGTGCCGGAGGACGCGGAGAACCCTGGAGAGGTGGCCCCATGGGCCAAACGGTTTATTCGGCAGGTCTGTTCTTTCCCCGAGGCCAAGGGCCATGACGATTATGTGGACGCGCTGTCCCAGGCGCTGCGTGTTCTGAGGGATTCGGGCTGGCTGGAGCTGGACCCGCTGCCGGATCGGGACTATGGGCACTCAGACGATATTGCCAAACGTCGGGCGTACAACCCCTACGCTGTATAGGGCGTCTTAGGGGCAAATTATGGGTTATTGGTGATAGGAGGGCGATAAAGTGCAAACGTCTAGCCACATCAAAGAGATCCGGCAGTGTAATTGCCACATGTGTAAGTTAATAAGGGCACGTGGCAAGTCGTTCTCTGAGTGGGGCTCCATTCGCCGGGGCTATCGCGTGATGTTAAAAGACATCGTTAAGGGTGGCGACCCAGAAAACTATAACAAACAAATGGCAACGCGAGATTACGATGCTTAACCCGATAAAGACACCATTGCAGATGCTGTACGAGCAGGCGGGAGTGCCGCATTTAGCTGGCGGCGGTAAGGGTGACGTGTTAACTCAGTTTGCAACCAGCATTCAGAAGGCTATCCGGGACTATACCCGGGCGACGGGCAAGGCGCCGACCCCGCAGGAGGTCAAGCAACTGGAAGACTACGTGATAAGTCTGT